TTATTGGTGCAAGTAATGCAAGCTGGCGCTGGGGCGTTCCGCGAATTGATGCAATGCCGAGTGGCCGTCGATGAGGTTTGGCATCCCGCCTATAGGTAAAGACGTTCGGGTCTGGGGGGAAGACTTACGGCGTTTCTTGGCACGGTTTTGGGACAATCTTAGCTTCAAAACCACTGCATCAACACCGACAGAAAATGGCGTTTTGTTGTGGGACAACGTAAACGGCTATCCAGTTATTTCAAAGAACAACGAATGGCGGCAGATTGTTTTGGGCGATGGCTATGCAATCTTCAACCAAGACGTCGACATCACAGCAGCTGCGGCTGACACAGCTTACAAAATCGCTTTTGACGATATTGTATCCGAAAGCATAACCCTAACTGGGTCGCCTTTGACGGAGATAACTTTTCTCGAAGGCGGTTTGTATGAAGTTGCCTTTACGGCGCAGATTAGCAGTTCATCTGCCAGTGATATAGCTTTTAGATTTTGGCCGCGTGTGAATGGAACAGATGTAGCTGGCAGCACAATCGTTTCAATCTTGCATAACAACGGCGCTACGACAGTGGTGTCGCGGGCGGCAATCTTTACTTTTGCAGCGAACGATGTGTTGAGCGCAATGTGGGCGGTAGACAGCACTAACGGGCGTTTAAAAGCACACGCCGCAACGGCCTATGCCCCATCTGCGCCGTCCGTCACGTTGGTCATTATGCGAGTGCAGGGATGACGCTATTTGAGCATTGCCGTAAATGGATCGAAGATGCTCTTGGGTATAGCGGCGGCACTCATGACTTTCAGGATGTTGTCGATGGCGTCTTGAGCGGGCGGATGCAATTGTGGCCCGCAGAAAGGGGGTGCGCTGTCACTGAGATTGTGATATACCCTAAGAAAAGTGTCCTGCACGTTTTTTTAGCTGGCGGTGAAATGGAAACGATCATCAACATGATTGACTCCGCCGTTGCTTGGGGAAAGACACAGGGCTGCACATCAATGACAATTGCTGGTCGGCGTGGTTGGGAACGAGTTCTTGCAAAGCACGGATACAGGCCAGTGATGACAGTGTTGGAAAGGGACTTCGAATGAGCGGTGGCGGCGGTAAAGGCGGATCGACAACATCAACTGTTAAAATTCCTGCTTGGCTTGAACAGGCGGCACAAAGCGGCATTCGACGCGCTGAAGATGTGGCATCGATTGGAAATGTCCCATATTACGGCCCCGATGTTGCGGCTATGACACCAATGCAGATGGCGGCGGGTCAGGGCATCAACACAGCAGCAGGGGCTTTTGGTCTTGGGACCAATGACCTGTCAATGGGTATGCCTGCACCACAGACGTTTGCTGGCGGTGTGCAGGGCTATAGCTCCGGCAACCTATACGATCAGTCTTTGCGCGAATTGCAAGTCCGCGCTCCGGGTCAATATAATGCAATCACTAGTATGTTCGTCAACCCGCGAACTGGTGCTGCGCCTGTTCAAGTGAGCGGTGGCGGTGGCGGCGGTAAAGGTGGATCGACAACATCAATGCCCAACTCGCCAGCGCCAGTGTCGTCCGGCGGTGGGGGTGGCGGCGGTGGAGGTGGCGGCGGTGGAGGTGCAAGCGGAACCCCTGCAACTGGCGGCTTTACCAGCATTCGGGATATGTATGATGGCGGCGGTCCTGGCCAAAGCGGAACAACCTTCTCTGGCGGTCCGCTTTCAGGCTTGGCTAATACGATTGGCATTCCTCCGGCATCAGCAGGATACCGCAACATTCGAGATAGATTTGACGGCGGCGGTCCGGGGCAGAGCGGTGCAACCTTCTCTGGTGGTTTGCTTTCCGGTCTATCAAACACAGTTGGTATTCCCCCCGCAAAACCCGTAGCCGCGCCAGCACCCAAGCCAGCCCCTGCGCCTGCGCCCACGAAAGCATCTGTGGCAAAGTTTACCAGCAGCAATGCAACCAGCGCTAAATCTACCCCAACCAAATCGTCACGGAGATAATCATGGCAGGCGGCGCAAACCCTCAAAACGTGCAGACGCCAAACTTCGGCGGGAACGTATTCCAACAATCCCAACAAGCGCTCACAGGTGCTTTGCAGGGAACGACTGCGGCTGGCATGGCTCAACCAATGAACGTGACCGCGCAAAATGTTGGAACACAGTTTGGCTATAATCCGCAAGCCGTTCAAGCAGGATCAGCGTTTGGCGGAATTAACAACTATATGAACCCGTATAACCAGCAAGTTATTGACGCTTCGATGGCTGATCTTGAACGTCAACGCTTGATGCAACAAAACCAGCTTGGCGCACAGGCAACGGCAGCAAATGCTTTTGGCGGGTCGCGTCAAGGCATCGCAGAAGCTGAAACCAACCGCGCATTTGCACAGCAGGGCGGTCAGTTGGCATCACAACTTCGCCAACAGGGTTTCCAAACTGCTCTCGGCGCATCACAACAAGACATTTCCAACCAACTCCAAGCGGCATTGGCCAATCAATCGGCACAAGCACAGGCTACTCAATTTGGTCAGCAAACTGGCTTTCAAGGACAGCAAGCAAACCAGCAAGCCGCAATGCAAGCCGCCTTGGCTAACCAATCTGCTCAGGCTCAAGCGGCGCAACGTGGTCTGTCGGCGGCAGGCCAGTTGGGCAACTTGTCTCAGCAGGGCTTCAACATGGGGCAGTCAATCAACCAACAGCAACAGCAGTTTGGCACAATGCAGCAGGCCATCAATCAGGCTTTGATTGATGCGGCCCGCAATCAATACGCTGGTTTCACGGGTGCGCCCGGTCAGTCGCTCAACGCTACATTGGCTGCCCTCGGCGGTGCAAATATGGGCCAGCAGACGCAGACTGATCGAAACCAGCCCGGTTTGTTTAACTATCTGTCCTTGGGTCTTGGAGCGCTTTCTGACATCCGCCTCAAAGAAAATATCAAACCAGTTGGAAATGCTCATGGCGTTCAATTCTATACTTGGGATTGGAACGAAGAAGGCAAGCGCATAGCTAATCCTAAGCAGCCGACATTCGGTGTGATTGCTAATGAAGTGGCAATCAGTCATCCGAAGCACGTTTCGCGCGGCACAGATGGTTATCTTCGCGTGAACTACACGGGTCTGATTAAGCAACTGAGAGCAAACTAATGGGTGTTATGGATTGGGCCAATGCTATCGCAAGCATCGAAAGCGCCGGAAGCGGTGACTATTCGGCGCTTGGCCCAATTACTGCCAAAGGCAATCGCGCCTATGGTCGCTATCAGGTCATGGATTTCAACATTGGCCCGTGGACTGAAAAGCATCTCGGTCGGCGGTTGACGCCAGAGGAGTTCTTGGCAAGCAAGGAAGCACAGGATGCGGTCTTTGCTGGTGAGTTTGGCGGCAATGTTGAGAAATACGGCAACCCGCAAGACGCTGCATCTGTTTGGTTCACGGGCAAGCCTGTAGCCACGGGCGGCAACCGCAAGGACATTCTTGGCACAACTGGCAATGTCTACGTTGATAAATTCAACAATGCGCTTGGTCAGATGGTTTCGCCAATGCCAGAGCAAACCACAAGTTTTGCTCCGCCAATGCAGACCGCAAGTTTTGCTCCGCCTATGCAGAACGCCTTTCAACAAGACCCGCTTGAAGGCATGGGGCTGCTATCGAGGTTTGCTGCAAGTCGCGGCATTTCACAGAATGCTGATGCTGCGCCTATCGCAAACCTGTTTAACATCTTAACGCAGAAGAAAGACCCGCGCCTTGCCGCAGCTGTAAAGGCTCAAGGCGGCTTGTTTGGATTTTTGGGGGGCTAAATGGCTATCACACTTGACGATCTGCGCCGTGCTGGGATTGGCACAAATGGCATGAACCCTAACGTGATCCAAGTCGCGGATATGTCCATTCGTGGGCTACCTCAGAATGCGCCGCAGCCGATGCCGCAGCAAATGCCACAACAGCAGCCTCGCCGTGGGCTTCTAGGTGGGTTGTTCGGCCCAGAAGGTCGTGATGCCCGCGCCCGCCTTGCCATCGGCCTTGAGGGGCTGACGATGAACCCAAATCAAGCGCTGATCGGGCAGCTTCAAGGTGGCATTGAAGAGCGCAAAGTGGAAGCCGAGCGCAACCGCACCTTGGAGTGGTTGTCAAAACTTAACACGCCAGAAGCAGCACGGGCTTTGCAATACGCACAAGCTACTGGAGACATTGTTGGCGCGGCTAAGATCGCAATTGCATCCCCCGAAGCTAATCGTGGTGTGGTGGTTGGGGGGAATGTTGTTGATGCAGTTACTGGTGATATTATTTACAAAGGCCCAGATGAGGCGGTTGATGCAAATATTCCAGCAGCGTTTGTTGCAATGGATTTGCAAGCCCGTGCTGCTGGATTTGTCCCTAAAGCAGAGGGTGGTGACGGAAGCTACGAAGAATTCATGGCTACTCGTGGCGCTGGATTTGCGGCAGAGGCGACCGCCATCGGCACAACGCGGGGCGAGGCAATCGCTGGCGCTCCTCAAGAGGTTTCGCAAGCAGATACTACGCTGGGGTATATCAATGAATTAAGAACTCACCCCGGTCTGGAAGTCGGAACTGGCGGATCATCGGTTGGGAATATTGTTATCGGAACACCGGGGTATGACTTCCAAAGCCGACTAAATCAACTGTCGGCAGGCGGCTTCTTGACGGCAATTGATCAGCTTCGCGGCATGGGTTCATTGTCTAACGCAGAAGGACAAACTGCCACTCGTGCAATTGGCCGGATGGACTCAGCGACAAGCACACCAGAATTCCTTGCTGCTTTGGACGATTATGAAAACATCGTCAAACTTGGTCGTGAGCGGGCTGCTGCTCGTATTGTGCCGCCAGCTGGTTCGGGAACTACCGTTCAGCCAACTTTAACTTACAACCCAGCAACTGGAGCATTTGAATGATTGGCGTCAAACTTTCAGACGGTCGCGTTCTTCAGTTTCCTGATGGCACAGATCAAGCAACGATGAAGAAAGCCATCGACGGCTTGATAATGCGTGAACGCGCTGATGCTGCGAAGGCTGGCACATTGCAGTTGCAACCCGGATCGGCAGAACGTGCTGCGAAAATGAATGAATTGGCAATGGCAGCGTTGCAAGTTTCTCCTGTGCCTCCGCCACAAGAAAAAACTTTGCCGCAACGTGCTTTGGAACTTGGCACTGGTCTTGGGGCAGCAACCGTCCGTGGCGCATCCCAGTTGATTGGTTTGCCCGGAACGGTTGATGATTTGGTAAATGCTGGACTCAAAAAGATTGGGTTAATACCAGAAAATGTTCCACCAAGCAGAATATCTGGTCAGGTCATTCAATCAGCGCTCAATGATCTTACTGGCGGATATACAAACTACCGCGCTCCGGGTTTTCTGGGTGGTGTTGCCAGCACAACTGGCGAACTATTGGGCGGCGGCGCTGGCGGAAAAGTTTCGGCGCTTGGGGGCCTTCTTTCCGAAGGGCTTGGCTATGCAACTGAAGGATCGTTTCTTGAACCAGCAGCGCGGTTAGCTGGTGTTGTTGCCCCTGCATTTTTGACAGGGAAGCCCGGTGCTTTCATTGCCGATGATGAAACTGCCCGCATGGCGAATGTTTTGCGCGAAGCTGGCGTTGATGTCTCAACGGGTCAAGGTCTTCAATCGCAAGCGTTGATGGGGTTGGAAGGCCGTCTGCAAGCAACGGATGATCAACTTAAAGCGTTCACCGCATCAACAATGCAGCAACTTGGAAGCACCGCAAAAGTTGCAACGCCTGAAAATCTTGCAGCAACTCAGAAATTCATTGTGAAACAAATGGATGACGCCGTTGCTGGCATCAATGTAATCCCGTCAACAGGTAACGCATCTGCTGCTTTGAAAATCGCAACAGACTATATTGAGCGTGTGCCAGCAGGGCAGTTGACGCCAAGAGTTCGCGGAATTGCTAACGAAATTAAAGCATTTGAGAAAAGCGGAAAAGAGATTTCATTGGACCGATTGAAGCAATGGAGGTCTGATATTGGGGGTCTAACAGTTTCTTCTGATGCAGCAACACGCACCGCAGCGCATGATCTACGCACATTGCTAGATGGCATGACAGATGAAGCATTGACCGCTGCTGGTCGTGCAGATGACATTTTTGCACTTGCGAAAGCGCGTGAAGCATATCGGAACTTCATCGGGGTTCGGGATGCTGCAAGCAGGGCAACGGCAGAACGCGGCATCTTGTCCCCAACTCAACTTAACCAATCTATGATCCGAGCGCAGGGCCGTGAGGCTTATGCTACTGGCAGAACAACCCCAATGACGGACTTTACCAGATCGGCGGCGGCAATACTTCGTTCCGCACCAGCGACATCGCCCGGCGGTGTTCGCAGAATTAGCGAAGCGTTACCAATTGCACTGGCAACATTGGCTGGCGGGGCTGGCTACCAAGCTGGCTTAGGACCAGTTGCTGCTGGTCTTGCGGCTGCGGCTGGTGCTGTTGCCCCTGCTGCTTCACAAATTGCAATGCGTTTTGCGCCTTTGCAATCGCTCGTGCGTAATCCAGTTCGTGCAATTGCTGAAACGGCCCGCGTTACACCGGGATTGCTTTCCCAAGATCGGAGATAAGAATGCAGCCCAAACGCCTTACGGATGACGAAATCCAGAACACCATCACCAATGCTGTGCGTGAAGCTGTTGATTTTGTGGAAAGCGAAATTGCGCCGGATCGCATCCGCGCCCAGAAATACTTCGATGGCAGATCGGCGGTTGATTTCGAAGAGGGTCGGTCAAAGGTTGTTGCTACAAAGGTCCGCGATACAATCCGAGCAATCAAGCCAGCCCTGATGAGGGTGTTCTTGCAGTCTGACAAGCCCGTGGAGTTTATCCCTAACTCTCCGCAATCTGTCATGGGTGCAGACCAAGCAACCAAGTATGCCAAGTTTGTTTTCGAACGGAACAATGGCTTCCGTGTCTTGTCAGATGTGTTCCATGATGCGCTGATCAAGAAGGTTGGCGTTGCAAAGGTTTACTATGACGAAGTGCCACACGTTGAGATTGACGAATACAGTGATCTGACGCCTGAGCAACTTGCGTTCATTGAAAGCGATCCAGAAGTCGAAATCATTGAGCAAGAGGAAGAAATCATTGGCGAAGCTGTAATTGATGAGATGGGCGTGGAAATCCAACCGCGCATGGCAAGCTATGAACTGCGCGTTGCCCGCACATCCGTCAAGGGCCAGATCAAAATCCAAAGCGTTGCGCCGGAAGACTTCTTTGTCGACCGCATGGCTGTGAGAATCGACGATTGCTATGTCTGCGGTCACACCAGCGAAGCGCGTGTTGGCGATCTAGTAGCAATGGGCTTTGACTTTGACACTGTTTATGACCTTGCCGGATCGTCAGATGGCACGGTTGATGACGAAGAAGAAATGGCTCGTCGCGGCTGGGGTGACAACGACGATAACGAGAATGCCGCTGATCCGTCGATGCGTAAGGTCCAAATGACCGAAGCATATATGCGGATGGACATCGAAGGCACAGGCGTCCCGCGTATGTATAAATTCATCTGCGCTGGCAACGACTACGAAATCCTTGACTATGAACTGTGCGACTATGTGCCGTTTGCCATCTTTGAGGTTGACCCAGAACCGCACACGTTCTTTGGGCGCTCCTTGGCTGAGATTGTGATTGAAGACCAAGACGCATCGACATCTCTTCTGCGCGGCCTGCTTGACGGCCTAGCAATGGCAAACAACCCCCGCGTCATGGCTGTGACCAATATGGTCAACATGGACGATCTTCTAAATAACGAGATCGGCGGGATTGTCCGCGTTAAAGACATCAACGCGCTGCGTGAGTTTGCGATTGGGAACGCTGCAACGGCTGCTTTGCCAGCAATCCAGTTCTACGACGAGGCTATTCGTGCCAAGACAGGCGTCACAGGGGCCGCTATGGGCATGGATGCTAACGCCTTGCAGTCGCAGACAGCCGCAGGCGTGAATGCTGCTGTGCAGGCCGCTTCCGCAGTCTCTGAGCTTATCGCCCGCAACTTGGCAGAAGGCGGGATGCGCCAGATGTTCCGCCTGATTGCACAGATCGCCCGCGCCAATCCTAATTTAGACGAGATGATGCGCCTTGATGGGCAGTTTGTGCCTGTTGACCCGCGTTCATGGACCAGTGACTTGGACTTGGTGACAAATGTTGGTCTAGGGAACAATCACCGGGATGATCGCATTGCGGCGCTGCAAATGACCATGCAGACGCAGATGCAAGTTTGGCAGACCTATGGTCCTAGCAACGGCATTGTGACCATGACGGGCATTCGCAACACGTTGGCGGATATTCTGGGCATGGCTGGCATCCACAACGCTGATCGCTACTACAACCAAATGAACCCGCAGATCGAACAGCAACTGATGATGCAGGCCGCACAGGCGGCACAAGGCCAGCAACCGCAACAACCATCTGACCCGAACATGGCCTTCTTGCAATCTGAGCAGATGAAAACGGCCACCCGCGCACAGGTTGACATGGCGAAGGTGCAGCTAGACGCAGAGAAAATGCGGATGGATGATGACCGCGAGCGCGACCGCATGGCCCAAGACCTTGCAATCAGGGCTGGGGAACTGTTAGCAAAGACGGGCGTTCAGTTAGATTTGAACGCAATTAAGCGTGAACAGCAAATGCCGAGGATGCAATTTGTCCCTAATCAAACAACGGGCC